ATTTATATAATTATATGGGTTGTTATGAAAACAAGATGGTTATGTCACGTGAAGTTATTGCAGATGTTGGTATATGGACATCCAAGAAACGATATATATTAAATGTATATGATGATGAGGGTGTTAGATATTCTACACCTAAATTGAAGATGATGGGTATAGAGGCAGTTAGAAGTTCTACTCCTGAACGATGTAGAGAAAAAATTAAAGAGTCTTTGGGAATTATAATTAATAAAAATAATGATGATTTAATAGACTTTATTGATGATTTCAGATTGGAATTTAAAAAAATGGATATAATGGATATATCATTTCCACGTGGTATTAATGAAGGTATTAACAAATATTATAGTAGTAGAGATGTATATATTAAAGGTACTCCAATACATGTAAAGGGTGCTTTATTTTATAATTTTTTACTTGGTGATTTGGGTTTAAGTAGTAAATATCAAACTATTAAATCGGGTGATAAGATAAAGTTTTGTTATTTAATAGTACCGAATCCTATTAATAATAATACTATTTCTATGTTGGATGTGTTGCCCCCAGAATTTAAATTAAATAAGTATATTAATTATGACATTCAATTTACTAAATCATTTTTAGATCCAATTAAGACAATAACCGATTCTATTGGTTGGGATGTTGAACATAGAAATGTTTTAGATGATTTTTTATAAGGAGAGAAGTATATGGGGTTAATGGAACGAATGAGGAATAATTCTACTTTACAAGATAGAATTTCCGTATTGAGAGATTCTATTTATTTGAATGACAACGACGTGGTGACTACTAAAGTTCCTGCTATTAATATTGCCTTTTCTGGAAGTCCTTTTGGTGGATTTAGTTCTGGGTTGACTATGATTGCTGGACCATCAAAACATTTTAAAACTGCTTTTGGTTTATTATGCATGAAATCGTATATGGATAAGTATGAAGATTCTATATGTATATTTTATGACAGTGAATTTGGTACACCACAATCATATTTTGATACATTTGAGATTGATACTAGTAGAGTGTTACATGTTCCTGTTACAGATTTAGAGGAACTTAAATTTGATATTATGAAACAAGTGAAGGAAATCAGTCGTGATGATAGAATATTTATTATGATAGATTCTGTTGGTAATTTAGCATCGAAAAAAGAGGTTGATGATGCTCATTCTGAGAAGAGTGCTGCTGATATGACAAGGGCTAAACAATTTAAGTCATTATTTAGGATGGTTACACCACATTTAACATTAAAAGATATTCCGTTGATTGTTATTAATCATACGTATGATACACAAGAAATGTATTCAAGACAAGTGGTGTCGGGTGGTAAGGGTGCATATTATTCTTCAGATAATATATGGATTGTTGGTAGACAACAAGAAAAGGCTGGTTCTGATCTGATGGGTTATAATTTTATAATTAATATAGAGAAATCTAGGTATGTTAAAGAGAAGTCAAAGATACCTATAAATGTTTCTTTTGAGAATGGTTTGGATAGGTGGTCTGGTTTGCTTGACATGGCAGTAGATTGTGGTATAATAAAGAGATCTGGTGGGTGGTATAATCTTATTGATTTAGAAACTGGTGAGATTATAGATAAAAAGTTTAGATCATCAACTACAAATAATATAGAATTTTGGAACCCTATATTAAAATCTGAGAAATTTTTAACTTATTTAAGTAATACGTATTGTATATCAAGTAATAAGTCGATTATGACTGATGATGATTATTTGTTTAATACTGAGTAGGGAATTGTTATGGATAATATGGATGAATTAAAGAAATTAAGTGATTGTGCTACTTTTATGACTTCAGAAGATGGTGTATCAGAATTTAAGAAAATGTATGAAGTGGTAGAGTCTGAACATGAGGATTATTATGCTATTAGAATTAAGACTGGGGAATATAAAGACATTATATATAAATATGACGGTGTTAATATTGATGAGAGTGGTGATGAATTAACTATCAAGTATGGGTATAATACGTTGGTTGGTAATAATAAGTTTACAGTTGAGACCGCAGATAGTTCAGATGAATTTAAAGTATTAGTTGGTAAGATTTTAAATTTTGTTTTATATGAATATGTTGATAAATATGAGAGTGTAGATGAGTCTAACGGAATTGATGATATTGAAGAACTTAACACATAATGAAGAATATTGTAGAAAGGTATTGCCTTATGTCAAGAGTGATTATTTTAGCGAAGATAAATATAGAACATTATATGATATAATTGATAATTATTTCGAACATTATAATAATGTTCCAACTACAAATGCTTTACGGATTAGTTTAGATTCTGTTAATATAAACGATAATTTGTATGGTAATGTGGTTAGTGTTGTTGATGTATTAGATGATTATATTAAAGAGGATTTGGAATATGTAGTTAATACTACGGAAGATTGGTGTCAAGAACGAGCTTTATATAATGCTGTTTTGGAGTCAATTAGTATAATTGATGATGTTGGTGAAAAGGATAAAGGACAAATACCGAAGATATTGAGTGATGCTCTGGCTGTTTCATTTGATACTAATGTTGGACATGATTTTATAGGTGATTATGAGAAGAGGTTTGATTTTTATAATGAAAAGGAGGAAAAAATCCCATTTCATTTAGATAAATTTAATAAGATAACTAATGGTGGTGTACCAAGAAAGACTTTAAATATTGCGATGGCTGGAACTGGTGTTGGAAAATCTCTATTTATGTGTGATTTGGCTGCTTCACATATGATGAGTGGGTATAGTGTATTGTATATTACATTGGAGATGTCAGAAGAAAAGATTGCAGAACGAATTGATGCTAATTTATTAGATATTCCAATACATCAATTGAAGGATCTTAGTTTGGACGTATATACTAAACGTATTGATCGTGTTAAGAAAAAGAGTACTGGTAAGTTGATAATAAAAGAATATCCTACTGCTTCGGCGTCGGTTAGTCATTTTAATCATTTGTTAAATGAGTTGTGGATTAAGAGTTCATTTAAACCAGATGTTATTTTTATAGATTATTTGAATATATGTAGTTCTTCTAGATTGAAGAATGGTAGTAATGTGAATTCGTATACTTTAATTAAATCAATTGCAGAAGAAGTACGTGGACTTGCTGTAGAACATAACGTTCCAATATTTAGTGCTACACAAGTTAATAGACAAGGATTTGTATCTTCTGACATAGGTTTAGAAGATACATCGGAGAGTTTTGGATTACCAGCTACAGCTGATTTGATGTTTGCGTTAATGTCTAATGATGAATTAGAACAAATGAATCAGATTATGGTGAAACAATTAAAGAATAGATATAATGATCCTAATGTAACTAAACGGTTTGTTGTTGGGATTGATAAATCTAAAATGAGGTTATATGATGTGTCCGATAATGCACAATCAACTATAACTAATGAAAGGGGTGGTAATGATGTCACGACTAAGAATTTTAATAAACGTATAGGAAATGTGGAGATAGTATTATGAGTAAAAAAGATGTTGAGACTGTTGAAGTTGAAGAAAGTGTTGAACCAACACTTGAGTTGGAAGATATAACAGAAGATTCTACTGAAAGTAAAGATGACTTTGTAGTTATTGAACCTGACATGAATAAGGCTTTTATCACAGTATATGAAAATGCGGTAGATGCTGAATGGTGTGATAAGGTTGTTAAGTTTTTTGATGAAAATGAAGATAAACAACGATTGGTTGAACATGAAGATTTTCGGTGTTTTAATGAATTGAATTTATTTGATGAAGAACTTGTTAGGGGGGAGAAACCAACTACTGAATCTTCTAAGTTGTCTGTTGAATTTATGCATTTGATTTATAATTATATTGAGAGTTATCGTAGATTTTATAACATATCATTTTTTCCATCTAATGCTGCGTGTGAGGAAATTCGTATAAAGAAGTATGATCATACAGAAAATCATTTTTTTAATTATCATGTTGATGTTGGTGATCATGCATCTGCAAGAAGATTTTTGGTTATATTTTTATATTTAAATGATGTTGAGGAAGGCGGTGAAACTATATTTCCTGAATATGGTATTAATATTAAACCCAAGAAAGGTACTATATCTATATTTCCTCCATTTTGGACACACCCACATTTGGGAGAACAACCAAAATCTAATGATAAATATATTATTGGTACATATATGCATTATTTGGATGGTTCTGTTGAAGAATCTGACAAAACAGACGAGAAAGAATAGTGTATACTTATAATGCTATTTTAAAACGGATCGTAGATGGTGATACCTTAGATGCCTATATTGATTTAGGGTTTGATGTCTCAGTCACAAAAAGAATCAGATTGAACGCTATTAATGCTGCCGAGTCAAGGACAACGTTTTTGCAAGAAAAGGAATTGGGGTTAGCCGCCAAACATCGTTTATATGAGATAATAGAGGATAATGATGGTGAGTTTATTATAAAATCTCATGGTGTTGGTAAGTATGGTAGAGTTCTTGGTGAGTTGTTTATAACAGAATCTGATGATAGAAGTATTAATGATACACTTGTTATGGAAGGGTTTGCTGTGCCATATGATGGTGGTAAAAAGATGAATATGGATGAAAGATGGGATATGTTACAACGTAATAGAAAGATGTTTTTAGAAAGTCGATTGGAGTAATGTATTATTATTATATAATAAAAATACATAATAGTCGAATTAAGGTTGGTATTACTAAGAATACAGATCAACGGATTAAGTCTTATAGAACAAGTGATCCAACTTTGAGTTATTATAAAATTTATGAACTTGACATTGAAAAGAAGGATGTTCTTTATATAGAACGTCTGATATTATATGAATTAAAACGATGGTATACTTGTAGATCTGAAACTGTAGAATCTAGTAATGTTGAAAATGTAGAAATTATTGTAGATGGTCTTATAGATGAACTATATGTTCAAAAAGATAAATATATATTTAATAAGTAGGAATTAACATGGTTAATCAATATAAATATGATGAGATAGATTTTGGATTTACTGCGGTAGATGAAGAAGAATTGGTTAGTATAAAATCAACAAACGATGAAGTTTCAAAAAAGATAGATACTACTAATATAGAAGTTAAATTAATATTAGAAAAGATGGATGTTTTTTTGGAGAAACAAAATGATGTATTACGTGAATTGTTATCTACGAAATTAGTTTATGAAGATAAATCTAGTAGTATTGATATAACTAGAGAAGTAATTGAAGATAAATTGTTGAAGGTAGAACGTATGATTATGCCTTTATTATATAATTTAATGAAGAATGAAGATAAAGATTATATTTATTGGCCAAATCGTGAAGTAATTATAAAGAAACAAATTGATGAGATTTTGTTAATAACTGGTGGAGATAGTAATAATGAGTAAAGAGATTACTTTTTCATTTGGTAGATTGAATCCACCAACAACAGGACATGGTAAATTATTAGATGCGTTGTCTTCTGTGTCGTCTGGTGAATATAGAATGTATTTATCAAAGAGTCATGATTCTAAGAAAAATCCACTTTCATTGAAAGATAAGGTTAAATTTATAAAGAAAATGTTTCCAAAACATTCCAAAAGTATTATTAATGATGATGATATACGTAATGTTTTCGATATTTTAGTTAAATTATATGATGATGGGTTTAATTCTGTTGTTATGGTTGTTGGGTCTGATCGAGTTAATGAATTTAAAATGTTAATGGATAAGTATAATGATGTTAAATCTAGACATGGATATTATAATTTTATAAGTATTGAAGTAAAATCGGCCGGGAAACGTGATCCTGATTCGGATGGGGTTGTTGGTATGTCGGCTTCTAAGATGAGAGTTGCCGCTGTTTCTAATGATTATGATAATTTTAAAAAAGGATTACCATTGAAATTTAAGGATGGTAAATTGTTATTTGATACTATTAGAAAGAATATGAATGTGGAAGAACATGTATTTGATTTTTTGCAAGGTGGTGATATGTTAAGTGAGTACTTTAATTGTGTGGATGCGTATGATATAATAGAATCAACACAAGATAATATATCTGAGTATTTTATTATTGAAGAGTTATATAAATATAATAGTTACTTGAATGAAAAAGTAAATAAATTTAAAAGTTTAAAAGAAATAGGAGAATAAAATGTCAGTAAAAAAACAAATGCCCCCAAAGTGGGCTAAAGATGCGGTGGCAAGTCCTCAAGGTTGGAGACATCCAAGAACTAGGGAATTATTAGTTGCAAGAGGTGGGTTAGTGGTTGATGTTGAAGAGAAGGTAGTAGAAGTAAAGGAACCTATTAAACCCACTAAACCTACTAAACCCACTAAAACTACTAAAAAGACAGTTAAAAAAGATTGAAATATTATTTAATAGTTTAATGTATGTTTGAAATTTTAAATGATAAAAATATAGTTATATATCAGATGAGGTCGTATGTCAATTATAATTGTCATACGTTGGAAGAGTTTATAGATGACATGAAACGATTTGAGTATATTAAACGATTATTTTATAGGTATCATAATCGTGGTATTCTTAAAGAGAGATTAATATTGAATCATTTAATAGTATTGTATAATGTTTTAGATGGTGGACCGTGTACAAGGTTGTTGTTTTTTAAGATTGATGAGGAACATTATTATATTTTAAAAACATTTTTATTATTTATAGATAGGTTGCCTGAAAGGGTTAATGTGGTTGGTGTTAATATAAAGACTGTTAATGTTGACCCATATATATATACAAAGTTAAAGGAGATATGATGTCGGCAATGATTGACGGTTATATATCATATAAGTTTTTGAGAGTTTTGACTACACCGTGGAATAAACAAGAAGCTTATAAACATGGTATTATTGATAAAAATGGTAAGAATTTAAGACCTAGTAAAACTTTAAAGACTAAAAAGGAAAAGGAGTCGTATACACTTCTTCATAGATTAGTATTTAATATAAAACGTATATTGGCAAAAATGCCAGGTGGTGGTAGTCAAATAGCATCATATGTTGCGGCTTTTGCATTAATTCGTGAGAGTGAAGTGTCGGATGAAACACAGCGGATATTTAAAAGTTGTTTGATTGAATATGTTAATGTTATGGAATTTGATAATTGTGAAAAGAAATGTATTGATGAGAATTTTGCAAATGCTATTGGTCCTATGAGTTCATCTGGCGAGACTAGTAATTTCGCAGGTTTGGGGAAAACTCCACCATCTAAATTTGGTGGGTTTGCAGTATATCCTGTAACATTTACTACATATGTTAAATTGATGAAAGGTAAGAAGAAGTATGCGAGATGGAAGAATTATATGTCATCTGAAGAGGCAAAGGATGTTAGAAAGTATATTAAAAGTAATCCAAAAAAGAATGTTGTAATTCAGGATGATACTTATGGTAATATGATGATATTATATAGACATAATGAGGTGTAATTTATTTAATATGATGTGAGGTGGTGGTATGAGTTATATAGATGATTCTTATATTAATAGAATGTCTTATAAGTTTGATATGTTTGTAAAGAAAAAGGATAATTTGTACAATTTTAGATGTCCATTATGTGGTGATTCTAAGAAAAATAAAACAAAATCTAGAGGTTTTTTATATTTAAAAAAGAATAATTATTTTTATATGTGTCACAATTGTGGTGTATCAATGAATTTTAAGAATTTTATTAAGACGATTGATAAATCTTTGTATGATGAATATGTTATGGAATTGTGGAAATATGGTAAGAGTTTATCAGATAAGGTAAAGAAAACTGATGAACCTGAATATAATATGAATTTTTCTTATAATAGGAAGAGAAGACGTTTTGATTATGATAATGTTGTTAAATTGTCAGAATTAGAAGAAGGACATATAGCATTACAGTATATAAAGAATAGAAAGATTACTAAATTAAATTTATTATATTATTATGATGATTTTAAATTGTTAGTTAATTATATATTAACA